ATACCCTGTATTTTATTATAAAATAAAGGTGAAAAAAGTATGATTTAATCATTACTTTGAAGTTATTTTAGACCGCCTACAGCGGTGCTAAAATAACTTTTATCTGCGATAATAAGACACATAATGAATAATTTTTTTCCACAAAACGAAAAAAAGTTGAAAAATGGGTAAAATTCAGCCATTTTATTAGTTTTTTTAGTATTTTTGAATATATGAAAAATGCTTTTTGGATTATACCTGCAGCCATTTTAGTATGGATAGGTATCAAAAAATATAATCTATCTAAAAATTATACCTTAAATTTTAAGCGTATAAATCTTTCAGATATTTCATTTTCTAATCCTGTAGTAAATATTATATATGAAATTATAAATCCAACGCAGACAACGGCTAATGTGCAGAATGTTACTGGAGCATTATTTTACAATGGAATTTTTATAGGTAATATTGTTGATTTTAAACAATTTACTATAAATCAGGGTTCTACTGAATTTAAAATAACTGCTAAAATTGATTATGTTGGATTATCAAAATTAGTATTGAATATGGCAAATAAATTTCAAATATATTTTGATGGAAAAATAACTATTGACTATATTGATTTTCCTTTACAATTTACTTACGAAAAATGATTTTAATAGATAAAAGGACTTTAGCAGGTAAATTAAGCCCATTTATAAATGAGCAAAGGGTTATTATAGATAATCAGGGAGTTAATGATATTATATCAGGAATGTTAAATACACATGATAGATATAAATCAGAATACGATAAGATTTATAAATATTTTGAAGGTACATCAGTAGAGCAAACTTGTAGAAATATTTGGAATTTTTTGAAGCAAAATGTACCATACGGAATAGAATCTGAAAATTATCAATATTTAAAATCACCATCTAGTGTATTAAATACAAAATCTAGTGATTGTAAAAGTTATGCATTATTTTCTGCAGGTTGTATGTCAGCTTATCAGCGAAATACAGGAAAGGATATAGATGTAACTTTTAGATATGCATCTTATGACCCATTTGATACTACACCCGAACACACTTTTTGTGTAGTAAAAGAAGGTAATAAAGAATATTGGATTGACCCTGTATTAAATAAATTTAATCAAAGGAAAGAACCATATTCATATATAAATAAAAAATTAAAAAAAGATAACATGGCACTAATTGCATTAGCAGGTATTAATCAAAGAAAACAAGTAGGTAAAATAGATTGGAATGAGTTATTTAAAGGAGTAGTAAGTACTGCTCCTAGTATTATAACTGCAGCTAGAGGTCAGGGTAGTAATATTATGCCTATTAATTCAGGTACACCATATACACCACCACCACCACAACAACAAGGGATTAGTACAAATACTATTTTATTAATTGGCGGGGCTGCAGTAGTAGCATATTTATTATTTAAAAAGAAATAATGTATAATAGAGTAGGTGATATTAAGTTTGTACCTGTAGTTACTAGCGAACCTATTAGCTCTTTAATTGCTACAGGAGTAGCAAGTGCTATTTCTTCTTTATTTGCATCTTTAAAAAGACCTGCAGGTGAAGCTAGGGATGTTATTGCTGCAGTAAAAAATCAGATACGCGGATTAGATGCTAGAAATAGATTAGCATCAGTAATTGCTGGCAGTCAAAAAAATTTTAAAGCTGCAGATGTAGATGTGCAAGAGATGTTATTATGGTATAAGAAAAATTATCCAAATGATTTTCAAACATTACTTCCTGAAGATATGATTTTTTGGAATCAATACTTAGATGGATATAGAAATAGATTTTTATTAGAAAGACCTGATTTACAGGAATTTTTAAATCAATCATATTTTACTGATTCTGAAATTAATTATAGTAAACAACTTTCTTCACCTTCAACTACTAAAAAAGCTGGATTAAATATGTTTTTAACTATTGCTTTAGTAGGTGCAGGATTATTTTTAATATTAAAACAAAAAAAGAAATAACATGACTGCAGCACAAAAAGCAGCTAGAGTGAAATTTAATAAAGCTATAGCTATTAGAAAAAAAACAGGATGTACATTAAAAGAGGCTTTTGCACAGGTATATGGTAAAAAAGTAGGTGCAGTAAAAAAGAAAACCGCTAAAAAATCTGCTCCTAAAAAGAAGGTAGCAAAAAGAAAGCCTGTAGCTAAAAAGAAAAAAGTTAGCGAAAAAGCTATTTTAAATAAAATACATAGAGTTAAAAAAGATGTAGATGTTTTAGATGAAGCACAACATAAACACATGATGGGCGGTAAACTAAAATTATCTAAAGGAGAATCTAGGCTTGGTCTAGTTAAGAAAGAACCTAAAAAATTAGGTTTATTAGAGCAAATAGGAAAAATTAAAATGGGTAGCACATTTATTTATTATAAAGGATTTAGTATTGAAAGGATGCTAATAACTATAAAAGATAAAAAGAAGAAACTTCCTGTATTTATAGTACATGAGTTAGGTAATACATATAAAACTTTATCAGAGGCAAAAGCTGCAATTAATTTTTTAGGTAGATAATGGCTAACAAAATAATAGATATTAACCCTTATGGTGGTGGTAAAGCATCAAAAGCCAATCAATTATTATTAATGGATGATGCTAAAGAATATTTGCGAAAATATAAGCCATTAAGAAGTCCTGTATTAAAATTAGTGCCTAATGTATTTAAAAGTTTTGATGTTAGTAAAGCTAGTGAGTTAATATTAAAGCAATATAAATTTGCTGGTATTGAATTTGGTAATTGGGTAAATCAATCTAGAAGAATAGATTTTTGTTTTAATCTTTATACTGCTTTATATGATTTAAATAAAGTATTGAAATTTGATAATAATATAGGATTTAATAAATCTATTTATATTGCTTATGGTGCTAGAGGTTCACAAAAGGCATTAGCACATTATGAACCATTAAATAAAGTAATTAATTTATCTAGAGATAGAAGATTAGATAAAGCAGATGTGGATTTTTTTACAGGTGTGCAGCGTTCACCATTTAACCAAAAGCCATTTGAGTATATAAGTACACAACGGAAATTCAGAGAGCATAATTCAGGTTATGGTTCATTTGCACATGAATATGGACACGCAATAGATTATATAGTAGCTGAAAAATATACAAATAGAAACCGACCATTAACAGGTGGAAAGGTTGTATTGACTAATCCTGAATATAAAACAGCATATAGTAATTTTGTAGATGCTATAAATACAGGCAATAGTAAATTAGAGATGTTATTTTTAGAATGTTTTGAGCCTTTATTGTTTACAAAATATAAGCCTACAGGATTTTATAAAAGATTATATATATATACTTTATTAAATGGCACTTATTATAGTCAATTAAATGAAATTTGGGCTAGAGTATTTGAGGTATATATAGCTTATAAGCTACAAAAGCAGGGTATTACTAATAAATTTTTAGTAAAAGAAGGTAAAGGAAAGTATAGGGATGAAGTAGGTAGTGCAGGGTATAAAGCTATTTACCCTTCATTTGGTGAAATAGCTAAAGTTTCTAAAGAAATAGATGCATTTATAGCTGAAATAGCTAAAAAAATATAAATAAAAAATCTTAATTTTACACTAATAAAAAAAAACAAAATGGCAAGAAGAAAAAAACAAGTGAAACGCAGAAGTACACGCCGTCGCATGGGTGCTACTAAAGGCGGTTTAATGTCTGCTTTATATTTAGTGGGCGGTGCAGCGATTGCACAGGGTGTTACTAAATTGGTAGATAAGGCAATGGCAAGTAGTTCAATGTCTGACATGACAAAAAAGGCAATTTCAGGTGCAGCTCCAATTATTGCAGGTTACTTTACTCCTAAATTTATTAAGGGTGATGTAGGTGCTAAATTAGGTGCAGGTATGATTGCAGTAGGTGGTTTGAAATTAGTTCAATCTGCTGGAGTTCTTTCAGGTATTGGTGCTATGAATTATTATAGCAATAAGCCTGTATCAGCTATTGCTGGTTATCAGGGTGCATCTGCAGGTACTTATATCGCAGGTATTAAAAATGCAGCTACATTAGAGCAATGTTAATTTAACTTTTTTCACATTTAATAATAATTAAAAACATAAAGAATATGAGTTTTAGTTCTCAAATCGGCTCAAGATTAGTGTTTGAAAATTCAAAAACACTTATTGAGCAATTAGGTTATGATGCTAGTCATGCAGTATTAACCCCTTCTTATTTGCGTAGTGAAGTACTTTTAACAACAAGTGCTGCATCTTATCGTGTACCTGTTTTGGTTAATGATAACCAAAATGGTAACCCAACCGTTCGTGAACAACGTCTAGCACTTCAAGACCTGTTTATTGTTAGCCAAATTCAAATCTTTTTGGTTAGCGGTGCAGCAACAAATGGTGCAGCTAAGTTTTATAGCTACCCTAACTTAACTGCTTTCCCTACAGGAGCAGCACAATTATACAATTTGTATAATGGTTACTTCAATGTTCAAGTTAATAACCAAAACGTACTTCCTAAATGGAGTGTTGGTCAGCATTATGTTGTAAATCAAACACAACAAAATACAAACTTTAACGCAGCTACTGCTACTTCTCCAGCACAATATTCTATTGATGAATATAGTGTAGAAAGTGATGGTAACATTGTTTGCGAACCAAACTTTGTACTAAATGGTGCTTCAAATATTAATGCAAGTTTAATCCTTCCTGCAGCTCCTTCTGCTTTAGATGCTAATACATATGTAGCAGTAAGATGGTCAGGAATTCTTGCTCAGAACTGCACTAGCGTTAAGTAATTGATTTTCAATAACTTATAGCAGTGTAAAAAATATGCATGGTACGCTTATGAATACCCCTTTGGTGGTTGCAGGTTAAACCACCATTATTTTAATATTATAAAACGTAAATAATGACTCTAGAAAGATTTGAAGCAGTTGAAATACCTGTACCATCAGGTAGTACTTTAACTCGCTTTTATTTTAATGATTTACCAAATTTGCGTAATGCCAAAATTACTAGCGTTCAAGTTTATACAACTGATACTATTTCTGCAACTCCATTAACAGGAGCAACTCCTGTTACTATTGCAGATTTGAAAAAATCGTTTTTAACTTTGTATGAAGGTGATTTGCAGTTAATTTATAACATCCCTATGTTATCTTTTAACAATTTTGCACAAAACGCTACAACATCTGCAGCTTATGTGTTTCAATTACCGCAAGTAGATGGTATTACAATTTCATGGGTAAAATCATATATTTCACTACCAAGTGCTTTAGCAACTACAGGAACTACATATAGCTTTGGTGTGTATTATCATTTTTAAAAAATTAGTATCATGGCAGTCAATAAAGCACAGGCTACAGGTACTCGCAGAATTATGGAGTGGTTTGATAGAAATGCAACCACTCCATACTTTTCGGTATGGAGCAACACAACCCCATCAAAAAAAGAATTAAATTTTGGATGGTACGAAGAAGATTTAGAAGCAGGTAGAAATAAATTAGAAAATGATTTAGATGCATTAGAACAAAATGGTGTAAATGAATTATATACTATTTTATTACATCAGAAGAAAAATAAAGATGGTTATATTACTCTAGATACTCCGTATTATGCATCATTAAAGTTTAGGGCTGCAGAATTAGAGCAACCTATGATAATGCCTATGCAACATATTGCAGGTATGGGGTCAAACCATCGTCTAGAATCAGTATTAGAAAAAATGATGGAAACGCAAAACATGATTTTGACTAAATTGAGTGCAGATGAATTTGATGAAGAAGAAGAAAGTGAAGATGAAGGTGATGTAATAGGTGGACTTATGAAAAATCCTGAAATTCAAGCTATGATAATGGGGGGAATAGGTAAAATATTTAACCTAGCAGGTGAAAAACCTGTAGCGGTTGCTGGTGTAAGTGAATCAGATGAAGATGAAGTGTTTACTATTGTCAATTCGCTAATGGATAAGGGGGTAACTATTGAGCATTTAAGAAAGCTAAACGAAATGTCTAGCATGAAATTAAGTTCTCTATTAATAATGTTATAAACTTTTTTCACCTTTAATATATGCCTAGAAAAAACCAAATATTGAATGCAAGTACTGAAAAAGTAGTTACCTATGCTATTGGTGCAGGTATTACATATTTTTTAATAGTTAAGCCTGTATTGGTAAAATTAGGTATTTTAAAAAGTGCTGCAGAAATTAAGCAAGAGAGAATAAATACAGGTAATGTAGATACTTATATTGCCGATACGTTAAGAGTTCAATCACCTACTAAATCAGTAGGTGAATGGACTATTATAGCAGATAAGATTTATGAAGATTTGAAATTTAGTGGAGTATCTGATGATAAGAAAGATGCTGGATATCAAGTTACAAGAGTAAAAAATGATGCAGATGTAGCTACTTTATATAAAGCATTTGGTAAAAGGCAGGAATACTATTTTGGTATACCTTATGGGGGATTAAGAGATTTGATGGCATTTATCACATCTAATTTATCTAGTGATGCAATAGCAACCATTAATGATAATTATAGAAGAAAAAATATAAAATTTAGATTTTAATGGATAAGATTAAAACAATAGCAGCATTAGGATTAGGGATTCTACTTTTTTCATCCTTTAGAAAAAAAGGTACTCCTACATCTACATCTAGTAGAGGATATATTATACCTTCTAATTTACCTACAGGTGTTAAATTAGTTTATAGCAAAGTAGGTACTATAGTATATGATAGGAATTTCAATGAAATCTATACTTATGAAAATCCTAATTTTGGATTAGCAGTAACAGGTACAAAGGGATATGAAATGTACTCCGTTGTAATTGGTAATGATTTTATGAATGGTATACAGGGCTTTGTATTTAAAAAAGATGTAACTGAATAATATGAAAACTAATAAAAATTTAATGCTATTATTAGCTGCAGGTGCAGCTTATTGGTATTTTGCAATATATCTAAAAAAGAAAAAATCAGGCTTACCTGCTAATAGTAGTGATATAGTTATAAAAGAGGATTTAAATGCTCCATTAACCCCTTCATTAATACCTGTATCACCAAGATTGCAGCCATTAGCTTATCAATCTGATGTGGTTTCTGAAAGCAATGATGTTTATAATGTTAAATATACAATGTCTGGTTATAAAAGATTAGGCAGAGTACCAAATACAATTTAATTATGCAACAAGTAAATATAACGGCACTTAAGTATGAAGTTGATTTTTATCAAGTTGATGTAAGTCAATATGTAGGCGGTGAACCCTTTAACGCAATTACTTTTATCAATTATGGCACTAGCGTGGTAAAAATTGAAAATGTAACCTTGCAACCAAATCAGCAATTTGAAGTACCAGCTAATGCAGGTGAAGTAAGTACGCAAAGATTTTTTGTGAACTTTGGTAGCAGCACTACAGGTAATAATTGCACAATAGTAAGTAAAAGATATTTAAACTTATAATAAATGAAATTAGGGGTAACATTAGATATATTAAATCAGAAGGATACTCCTGCATTTTATGCAGATACTTTAGCTAATAGACCTGCTGCAGGTTTTACAGGTAGGGTATTTATTTCAACTGATACATACGATTTATATAGAGATACAGGCAGTACATGGGTATTATTAAGCCCATCAAGTACAGGAACTATTACAGGTAGCGGTGCTGCAGGGCAAGTAACATTTTTTAGTGCAGCATCCAGCATTACAGGAAGTAATAACTTATTTTGGGATAATACAAATGGGCATTTAGGAATTAAAACAATTACTCCTGATTGTGCTTTAGATGTTAATCATGATGGAGCATTTGTCGCTAAATTTAATAATACTACATCAGCTAACACTTTATTAGGAATTTTTAATGCTGATAATCCACAATGGCTTATTGGTTCTAATAATGTCGCTGATGATTTGATATTTTATGATGCAACTAATTCACCTACATTAGTACCTACTACTACCATGAAAATTGATGGTACTACTTTTATAGGTGGGCAAAATACAGGTAGTGGTAGATTAAATGTTTATAGTGCAACAGGTGATAATGGAATACAAATAAGCGGTGCAAATGCACCATCTTTAAGAATAGACAATGCTCCAACAGGTGCAACTAAAAGAATAGGATTTGGTATTTCTACTGCTACAAATAACTTTATACAGGGAAGTACTGATAGAGATATGTGTATCTTTAATGGTAGCACAACTGCAAGTGCTATGCTATTTGGTATTTATGATACTACAAATGTGCAAGAGGCTGCTAGAATTTCTGCAGCTAGAAACTTTATTGTCGGAAAAAATACTGATAGCGGTGAACGGCTACAAATTTCAGGTAGTGCGATAGTTACAAATTTATTGGTTAAAACAAACGCTGATACAATAAAATTTAGCACAACTTCTGCAACTGGAAGTAATGGTTCAAATATTTTTATTGGTAATGGTGGTGATAATGTTACTTATACAAGTGGAGATACTGGAAGTTATAATACTGGGATAGGAGTTTTATCTTTAAATGCAATTACAACTGGATATAGAAATGCATCTTTAGGGCAAAGTAGTATGTCTGCATTGACAACTGGATATAATAATGTTGCTATTGGTGATAATGCTGGTAGATTTTATGGTGGAACTTCTAATTTGATACAAACAAATAATAATTGTATTTATATAGGTAGAAATTCACAATCAAGTGCAGATGGAAGTACTAATGAAATTGTAATAGGTAGTGGATTAGTTGGTAATGGTAGCAATAGCGTAACTATTGGTGATAGTTCAATTTTAAAATCTATTATTAATGGTAGTTTATTATTAGGCTATACAACTGCATCTGCAGCAAAATTATCTGTTAATGGTAGTGCTTCAATAAATGCAAATACAACTACTAATCACTCAAAATTATGTGTAGCTGGTGGAATAAAATTTAACAATAATACTGACCAATCAATTAATAATAGTGCTGGATATGGTAATGTTTATGCAGCAACTACAAATATAACAGCGGGAACAGGAGCAAACACAATTTATTCTAATACGGGTAGTGAAGGTTCTTTGTATGTTGTTTCAGGGATTAATTTGACAACAAATGCAAGGTTTGTTGATTTGCTTTGCGTTATGGGTGCATCAACGGCAACACCTGTTGTTGTATCCTCTAATTTTAATGGATTTCCTGATATAAGGACATACACCAATACAGGTGAAAGTATAAGTTTAGCTTTAACAGGTGCAGATAATTATAGAATTTTTGTAACTGGTATTGGTTGCAACGAAAAAACTTAATAAATAAAAATAATATGAAACAAATACAACCATTAACCCTTTGGGTAAACGGACAACAACAAACCGCAACCCTTTTTAATTTAATTATCATTAATGATAACTTATTAAATAGTGCTACATTTTATTGGCAATTATTAGATGCTGATGCAGTTAAACTGCAGGATGGCAATTTAACAATGGGTGAACCTGATTATGATGTATGGGGTTCAAGTGCAGATATTAATTTAGCTGCATATCAGTGGGCTGCATCAAAATTAAATATTACATTAGTATAACTTTTTTAACCTTCAAACCTTACAAAAAATGGAGCAACTAACAAACGAAAAAGCATTACAAATTATTAAAGAGATTATGGATGCTGCAACAAAGGGTGGATTATTCCCTAACATGGATGCAACATTTTTAGCAGCTAATGCTTTTAATGTAATTTCTAGAGCAGTATTAAATAGTGAAAAAGTTGAGCATGGAGATTCAGTTAATAGTTAGTGCATTTGCATTTGTAGCAGTGGCTGGTGGATTCTATTATAGCACTAAAACAAGATTAGATAAAATAGAAATAGATTTATCCAGCTACAAAAATTCATCTACTGAAATAGTAGATAGATTAGCACGAATAGAAACAAAATTAGATTTTGTAACAAAAAAATAATGTTATGTTTAAAAATTGGAAAACAAGCCTATTTGGATTAGGTAGTATATTAACAGGAATAGCAACTATATTTAAAGGCGACCCTGTAGGTGGAGTTACTGCTATTATTGCTGGACTAGGTCTAGTAGCTGCTAAAGATTCAGAAACAATTAAATAATATGAATACCACTACAAAAGTTGTAGTAATATCGGCTATTGTATTATTATTATTAACTGCAAATATTAAAGAAGTGTCAGGTAAGGCTTTAACATTAATTAAAAGATTTGAGGGTGAAAGATTAAGCAGTTACCAAGACCAAGCAGGTATTTGGACTATAGGATGGGGTTCTACATATCACCATGACCTTAAAAGAAGGGTGCAAAAAGGTGATGTAATAGATAAAGAAACTGCTTTAAGATGGCTAAAGCTAGATGCTGCAGGATTTAGTGATAATGTAAAAAGATTGGTAAAAGTACCGATTAATCAAAATCAGCTAGATTCATTAACATCATTTAGTTATAATGTAGGTAATAATGCTTTTGCTAATTCTACATTATTAAGAAAATTAAATCAGGGTGCATCTAAACAGGAAGTAGCTTTAGAATTTGCTAAATGGAATAAAGTTACAATTAATGGTGAAAAAGTTGTATCTGATGGATTAGTTAGAAGAAGAAAACTAGAAGCAGATTTATTTTTAAAATAAGTAAGGTTTGATTGATAGTTGTTTATTGATTAGGAAAGCCCCCATTTAGGGGGCTTTTTCGTTTAAATACACTCTTTCAGCATACTGCTTTGTTTCTTTATAGTACAGGTTAAAATAAGATGCATTAATCTTTTTGCAAAAGTTAATGAATGTATTTATGTTACTTATATTTCGGTATTTTCTAACTATAGTTTTATCCTCAAAAAAAACTATAGCCGTATATAGTGTTTTACCCATTATAAGTTTCTTTATAGTATTTTTCTGCACATGAGTTCCAATTCCATCCATGTTCAAAAGCATCTTTTATCTGCTCTTTTTCTTTTTCAAGAAATTGAATTTTATCTTTATCAAAATTTGTCAATTCATTAATGTAATAATTCTTTTCTAAATACTCAATAAAATGTTGCATTGCGGTTTTCATAGTTTATATTTTTTTATCTTTTATACAAAAATACCTTACACCATCTTTGGTAATAGCCTTTAATTTTCGGGCTATTACCAGCTTTGCTAGTGATTTTAATACATCATAAGGTTCTAAATTACTCTCTAATTTAATAGAATCTAACGATGCTATTCTTTGTTTCTGAATTAAAATAAAAATTTTTTGGTGGTTTGTCATATTTGTTTATATTTGTGATGAAAAAAGTTGATTATACCCCCCAAGTGGTTTAATTGTCAGTAAATGAAGCCCCCTATTTAAAAGTAGGGGGTTTTTTATTTGGGGCTAATTTTATTACTAACAATAATAATAGGCAAATGGGTACGGCTACTAAGAAAAAATATAATATTTTTATAATTTTCATATACTAAAGGTTAAAAAAGTTGGTATTTATTTTCATGATTTTTTACTATCAGTTTCTCATTAATCCATATCTTTAACAACTGCTTTGCATAAGTAGTAGATTCTGCAGTCCTTTCCTTAATTTCATCAAGTATATCAGAATAAAGCATTGGGATTGTAACGATTTGGCTGCAGATTCTTTTACTTTCCATTTTATCTAAATCTGATGCTTTTTTACCTGTAGGTTTTACACCATCATTATCTACTTGCTGAAATATACCATTAAAATTCATAAGGGTAACGGGTTCAAAATCTATATCAGAACGCATAAATCTGCTAGTAAGTACATAAGTGTTTTTTTCTTTGTCTTTTACTATATCCAGCGTTGATTGAGCAAACCTATCGGAATTTGCTCCTATATGACCTGTAGTGCTTAAATTAGATTTGGATTGATGCAGAACGCTAATAAGTAGGATATTATATTGCTTTGTTATTTTTTTTAACCATTTGGTAAGTAGTGAGGATTCTCTTTCATCATTATAATTGACTAATAAATCAAGTAGCCCATCCACAATAATAACGCTGCAGTCAGGATTTAATTCTAAATACCTTTCAACCATTTTTCTAATTATACCCGAACCATCTTCACGCACTTGATAAGCATTAAAATAATCAGGTAAAGTTATAAGACCTGAAAATGATTTGATTTTTTTAAGATTCATATAAAAATCATAATCACTACTCTCAGTATCAAATAAACATATCTTTTTCCTATCAGTAGGAAAATTAATTTTCATGCTAAAGATATCATGATGAATAAAACTTGATGCTATTGCTCCCATCAGGTAGCTACTCTTTCCAGCTTTAGGCAACCCTGAAAATATGCAAAAGTTAGACAATGAGCCAACCAACCTACCCCCAATGGACAAAATTTTGTCCTCTTTATTGGGTTCATAATTAGGGTTATATTTTCTAGCTTCAAGTAGTTCATCTATGGAAAGTGGTTTCTTGTCAGTAATTTGTTCCATTTAGATATTTTGAAGTAACGCACAAAGTAAAAAAGCAATTAATAAAACTATTAAAGCCTGTAAATTTTTATTGTATAATAGTTGAAATATTATTTTTTTCATCTTCTAATTCATTTAGTTTATCAAAATAAGTATCTGCCATTATCATGGCATAACGCATATCATCCTCTAAAGTATCTTCTGAATTTCTTACATTTTGTGCGTACATAGTTAATACTACATATTCATACTTTGTAAATCCTGAAATAGGGCTAAAAAATCTACCTAGAGAATCCTGCATTGGCATACATGGCTGAGCAGGGCTATTTTTTTCTATTTTCATAATATAACGTAATTTGATTTTAACTTTAAACGTATTGTAACTCCACCTGTTTCATTCAAATTTATACTTTTATCTAAATCCTGTAATAAATGGAAATCATTATAATCTAATTCAATAGTCCTAACAATTATATCCATACCATCTACTATATCTAATAAATAAAAATTTTTCATATCAACTCTAGTTTAAAGTTTAGTGTTTGAATGTCGTTTAAATAATGATTTGCAGAATCTTCCAGCAACTGCCTAATTTCTTGCTGCAGGTTAAATGGTACATTTGACTGCTCCATGCAAACAAAATGGTTTTTACCTGTTTTGTCTTTAGCATCAAAATAAATTCGTACCCCAATAATTTCAGGGTAATCTAAAACACTTTCTAAAAAATTGATTTTTTCCTGTATTGCTTTAATTTCTAGCAATACCTTTTCCGTAGGATTGTGTGGCATAAAAAATATTTAATTGTCAGTTAATGACTGCAAATTAAAATAATATTTCAAACTGCCAAATAATTTTTAAAATACCCTGTATTTTATTATAAAATAAAGGTGAAAAAAGTATGATTTAATCATTACTTTGAAGTTATTTTAGACCGCCTACAGCGGTGCTAAAATAACTTTTATCTGCGATAATAAGACA